TCCTGGCACCACACCAGTTCGGCAAGCCCGATCCGATCAACGACCTGATCAGGAAGTTGTACAGCTCTGGTAAGCCTGATGACAGGTTGCTCGCCAAGAAGCTACAACCGAAGATGAGGACCTACATGCCCGTCATCGTTCGTGGCGAGGAAGACAAAGGCGTCCAGGTCTGGGCCTTCGGCAAGCCGATCTACCAGCGTTTGCTCGGTTTCTTCACTGACGAAGATGGTGGTGACATTCTCGATCCGAACGAAGGCTTTGACCTGAAGATCGCGATCACCCACACGCCTGGCAAGATGTTCATGGGTAAGCCGTCGCTCGACACGACCGTCGACATTCGCAAGCCTTCGAAGCTTTCAAACGATCCCGCTCAGGCGAAGACGTGGCTCGATGGCATCCCGAACCTGGACGACATGTACAAGCTGAAGTCCACGCAAGAGATCGAGACGCTATTGAACAATTGGCTCAATGGTGGTGAGGTCTCGAGCTCAGATGAGGGAACGTCAAAAGGTTCTGCACCGTCAGGTGACGAGCTCGACAGGCTCGTCGACGAGGTGAAGAGCGACACGAAACCGGTCACTGAAGCGAAGTCTGACAAAAAAGCGAAGGCGAAACCTCGTGCCCCTGAGGTCGATGAGGACGACAGCCCAGTCGAGAAGAAGAGCCTCGACGATGCCTTCGCAGAGCTCATGAAAGAAGACGAGTGAAGGAGTAACAAATGGCGAAGGCAGCAAAAGCTGCCGCGACCGACGTCTCTGAGGTGAAGTCAAAGAAGGGAATGGCGGACGAGATCGATGAGCTCACCGCCAATCTCATCAAAGACATCAACAAGGAGTTCGGCCAGCGGGTGGCGTATAACCTAGGCGAGACTGAAGCTCCTACTGTTGTCAAACGATGGCTTGACACCGGATCGATCCAACTGAACTACGCCATCCGTAACGCCGCTGGAGGTGGGTATCCTGAAGGAAGGATCATTGAGATCGCCGGTCCTCCGTCGATCGGTAAGTCACACCTTGGCTACCACGCTGCTGCTGTCACCCAGTCCATGGGTGGCATCGTCATCTACATCGACACCGAGAACGCGACACCCATCCAGAAGCTCGGGCAGATGGGCATCAACGTCAAGAAGGGTTTCGTTTACATGGACATCCATGCGACGGAGCACGTCTTCAAGGCCATCGAGGACACCATCCTCAAGGCAAAGGGGTTGATGAAGGATGTTCCGATTCTCGTCATCTGGGACAGCGTCGCCGCGACATCTCCACTCGCTGAACTGAACGGAGAGTACGAAGACAACACGGTGGGTCTTCAGGCTCGTGTCATCAGCAAGGGCATGCGTAAGATCACTGGTGTCATTGGCCAGAACAACGTGACGTTGTTGTGCTTGAACCAACTGCGTGATGCCATCGGCGTCATGCACGGTGACCCACAGGTGACGCCAGGTGGAAAAGCCATCCCGTTCCATGCCTCAGTTCGCATCCGGCTCAGCTCGGGTACCCAGATCAAGGACGCCAAAGGCAACATCATCGGCATCCACGTCATCATGACGTTGAAGAAGAACAAGGTTGCACCACCTTTCAGGAAGTACGAGTTTGACATCATCTTCGGCAAGGGGATCGTCGAACACGAGTATGTCTTTGACGAGTGTAGGGCGTACTGCGCAGACAAGGACAACAAGGTACTCGCTGATTACGAACATGCCAAGGATGGCAAGCGACAGGTCCAGATCGTGATCGCAGGCACGTCAGCCTGGAAAGAGCTGACGGTGACTGACACCCAGACCGGTGAGGTCTTCGTCGAGAAGAAGTTTTATAAGGGCGACTTTGACAAGATCATGCGTGACCCTGAGTACAAACCCTTCGTTGACAAGGTCATCGATGCTGCATACACCATGGTGATGGGCGAGGCAGCGTCTGAAGGCGAGACGCCTGACAACGACGCTGAGGACGAGGTGGCGACCGATGGCTGAGGTCATCGTCTTCATCAAGAAAGCTAACGTTGACGTGCCGACACCTGCCTACAAGACGGCAGGCGCGGCCGGGTGTGACGTGACATCGACAGAAACCCTGACAATACGACCGGGGTGTCGCCAATTCGTCAACACGGGACTTTTTCTGGAGGTCCCAGAAGGGTACGAGTGTCAGGTCAGGCCCAGGTCTGGGCTAGCGCTCAACTACGGCGTCATCGTCCTAAACTCTCCTGGAACGATCGACAGCGACTATCGAGGTGAGATAAAGATCCTCCTCTACAACACGGGAATCAAGGACTTCGTCGTCCAGCCAGGCGAGCGCATCGCCCAATTGGTGTTCGCTCCTGTCACGCAGGTAACCTTCGAAGAGATCGAAGAGCTGTCAGAAACAGATCGCGGTTCGGGTGGGTGGGGATCGACCGGGAGATAACCATGGAAAGTGAAATCGTTGACGTTACGTATTACTGGTCACGCATCCCTGGCAAGTTCCTCGTGTCTAGGGCGGGATTGGAGATCAAAGATCTCCCGTTTAGGTTCTCGGGAACGTCTAAAGAATGGGATGAAACGCTTGTTGAGACGGTCATTGACTACATCAATCGTTTGCAACACGATGTTGAACTCGATAAAAACAAGGTGATACAGCGCCAAGATCTACGAGTCTACGCGTCTCCTAGCGTAGCGCTGATCTTCAGGTGCTCGACGCTGTTCAAGCCAGTGTCAGATGTTTTTCTTGCACAAGATGAACCAATTGGAAAGATCGCTGATTGGTTTGTCTATCAAGATGTGACGTTGACAAACGATCTGATCAAGGTTGTCGCGTCTTTTAAATGGTACGACGGTCAGATGTTGAAGACGGGACAGATCAAGTTACTAGACATGCCAGAGACCTGATCTCTGAACTACTGACCCATGACAGGTTAGTGTTACTGTCATGTCAACACCTCGTCCGGTGCTCATCGTCGATGCGATGAACCTATTCGTCAGGTCTTACTCAGCGTATCCCACGATGTCTGCTCACGGCTATCAGATGGGCGGAACGATCGGGTTCCTGAAGACGCTGCGCAGGCTCGTCCTAGAGCAACAACCCAGCGCGATCTACGTTGCTTGGGAAGGTGGAGGGTCCCAACGACGACGTAGCATCTATCCTGATTACAAGATGAACAGGAAGCCATCGAAACTAAATCGCTTCTATGACGACGACATCCCAGACACCCAGGACAATGAAAAACATCAGGTCATCGCCCTCCTGAGCATGTTGAAGTGCGTTCCCGTGTGTCAGATCTACGTGTCAGACTGTGAAGGTGATGACGTGGTCGCCTATCTATGTCGCGGTCTGATGAGAAACGTACCAAAGGTCATCGCGTCATCTGATAAGGATCTCTATCAGCTCTTAGACGCGGAGACGAAGGTCTACAGCCTGCACAAGAAGACGTACATCACGGAGCCAGACGTGCTCGTTGAGTTCCGTGTCCGGGCCCAGAATTTCGCTCTCGCTAAAGCGTTGTGTGGCGACCCAGGTGACAACGTCCCTGGCATCAAAGGTCTCGGTTTCAAGACCGTTGCCAAGATGTATCCGTTCTTGGGCACCGAACAGGACATCTTGTTGCAAGAGGTGTTCGATTACGCTGCTGCACACCAGGACGATAGCATCGTTCACCGTCGGGTGATCGAACAACAGGATGACGTCAGAAGAAACTGGAAGCTGGTGTTTCTAGACGGCAGCATGCTGTCAGCGACCCAACAGTCGTCGGTCGATCATTTGGTCAGTACATTCAAGCCCCGCGTCGATAGGATGGGGTTGGTAAAGCAGTTGGTGAAGGAGGGTATCGGCGACTTTGACGTCGAGAGCTTCTTTTATGCTTTCAACTGCATCGATGGTCTCGAGTACAAGACCGCAGACAAGTGACTCAACACGTTAAGGAAAACAAGTGAGCATAGAAACAACTCCGTCGTTTGGTCAGTACGGGAAGTCCTTTCAAGAAAAGATCGTCCAAGCGCTACTGTCAGACCGGCAATTTGCTGAGCAGACGCTCGAGGTCTTCGACACGTCGTACCTTGATGTCAAGTATCTCGTGTTCTTAGCTGATCGTTATTTCGGTCACGCCAAGAAGTACAAGGTGTTTCCGACGTTGCAATTGCTGGTCACGATCATCCGTGATGAGCTGAAGTCTGGCAATGACGTGGTGTTGCGTGACCAGATCATCGATTACCTGACACGCATGCGTTCGAACCCAGACCCGGGAGACCTTCAGTACGTCAAGGAAAAAGCGCTTGACTTCTGTCGCAAGCAAGCCCTAAAGCAAGCGTTAGAGAGCGCCGTCGATCAGATCCAGGCTGAGAAGTACGAACAGATCGTCGAAGGGATCAAGCGAGCGGTCTGCGTCGGAACGACCCCACAATTGGGACACGATTTCTTCTTAGATTACGAGGCGAGGTTCACTCGGTTGCAACGCAACTGCGTCGCCACGGGCCTAGACGAGCTCGATCGCAAGGACATCCTGAATGGTGGCCTAGGTGCTGGTGAGATCGGCGTCGTCGTCGCTCCCACTGGTGTCGGTAAGAGTCACTTTCTCACCTACCTGGGCGCTAACGCCTTACGTAGCGGCGTCGACGTGTTGCACTACACCTTCGAGCTGTCAGAGTCCGCGGTCGGACGTAGGTACGATTCTAACCTCTGTGACATTGAGTCTAACGACGTCATCGAATCCAAGGACAACATCATCGCTCAGTACAAGTCGATGAAGCTAGGTCGACTCATCATCAAGGAGTTTCCGACCAACACGGCGACCATCTACACGTTGCGTAGCCACATCGAGCGTTTGGACCTGAAGGGATTCAGGCCAGGATTGATCGTCATTGACTATGCAGACATCATGAGGTCGACCCGACAGTACGACTCTCTGCGTCACGAGCTTAAGCTCATCTACGAAGAGTTGCGTGGTTTTGCGGGTGAGAAGCTGATCCCAGTCTGGACCGCGTCGCAATCTAACAAGGAAGGCGCCAGCGCTGACGTCGTCGACCTCGGCAACATGAGCGAGGCGTATGGCAAAGCACAGGTCGCTGACGTCGTCTTGGGCCTATCAAGGAAGGCACACGAAAAGTCAGGAGGCATGGGTCGGCTGTTCATCGCCAAGAACAGGGCAGGACGTGACGGCATCGTCTACCCAGTGAAGATCGACACGGCACGTAGCAAGTTTGAGATCATCGGTCGAGCGGCGAGCCCAGAAGAGACACACAACGAGGACGAGAGAGGTTTCAAACGAGCGCTGAGGGACAAATGGCTCGAGGTCAAGAAGGACAACATCCTGCAAAAGGCAGAGTCCGTCGAACCGAACGGTGCTGAATAGGTATCTGAGCTTTGCGTGACCGTTCGTGTTGGCGACTAGGCTGATTGTTGACGTGCGTTGAGAGAGCGATTTGATGATGAAGTACACTTACGATGAAGTGCGTAGTGCCTCACTTGAGTATTTCAAGGGTGACAACCTAGCAGCAGAGGTCTTTGCGGGAAAGTACGCATTACGTGACATGCAAGCGAACATATACGAGCTGACTCCTGCTGACATGCACAGGAGGCTAGCAAGAGAATTCGCTCGCATCGAAAGCAGGTACCCTAATCCGTTGTCAGAAAGTGAAATCTACGACCTTCTCGCGTCTTGGAAGGTGGTGCCACAAGGCAGCCCGATGTCTGCCGTCGGAAACCCGTACCAGTACCAGTCGTTGAGCAACTGTTTCGTCATCGAATCGCCTCAGGATTCGTACGGTGGCATCCTACGTGCCGACCAGGAAC